AGGACTACTACCGAGCAGGGCAAAGAAAAATGGGAAGCAAAAAAGATCCTAAAGTTGGAACAGGAAAAAAACCGAAAGGTTCTGGTAGACGTTTATACACGGATGAAAACCCTAAAGACACAGTTAGTATTAAGTTTGCTACTCCGGCAGATGCAAGAGCCACCGTGGCTAAAGTAAAAAAAATTAAAAAACCTTTTGCAAGAAAAATCCAAATCTTGACAGTAGGGGAGCAAAGAGCCAAAGTTATGGGTAAAACACAAGTAGCAAGCATATTTAAAAAAGGTAAAGAGCAAATAAGGAAAGCGAGGCAAGCATGAAATCAGCAGTTAGAACTGGACCCAAACCATCTAAACTCAATGTTACTTATTTTAAAAAAGGTGGTGCAGCTAAAAGCAAAGGCAGCAAGATTTGTCCAGAAGGCAAAGCTTGGGCTAAACGTACTTTTGATACATATCCAAGTGCTTACGCTAATCTTGCAGCATCTAAATATTGTAAAGACCCTAACTATGCCAAGGGTGCAAAAGGTGGGAAAAGAAAGGGTAAATAATGGGTGCTCTTAAAGATTGGCTAAAACAAGATTGGGTTCGCATAGGAACTGATGGTAAAATCAAGGGAAAATGTGGGACATCAAAGGATAAAAAAAATCCCGATCGTTGTTTACCGAGAGCAAAAGCAAATAGTTTAACACAGGCACAGCGAGCCTCTACTGCTAGAAAAAAGAAAAAAGCAGGGTCAAAGGGTAAAACTGTGGTTGGTAACACACCTGCTGCTAAAGTTAAAAAAATGAGTAGTGGAGGTCGTGTACCTGAGACAAAAGCTAAACGTCCGTATAATGGTAAAACAGGACCAAGGACAGTTGTAGCAAGAGGTTGTGGCGTTGTCATGGCAAATAGAAGAAAGAAAACTAAAGGATCTGTTAGCACTTAAAAGGAGAGAAAAATGGCTATGAAGAAAAAAGGTTTTGCAAAAAAAATGAGTAAAGGTGGTTCAGTCGTTAGAGGGGCTACTAAAATGAAAAAAGGCGGTGCTGTTAAAAAAATGATGGCTGGGGGTGCAGCTGGCATGAAGAAAAAAGGCTTTGCTAAAATGAAAGGCGGCGGAGCAGCTGGCATGAAGAAAAAAGGTTATGCTAAAGGCGGCGCTGTTAAGAAGATGATGGGCGGCGGAATGGCTGGCATGAAGAAGAAGGGCTTTGCAAAAGGCGGCGCTATTAAAAAAATGAAGCGAGGCGGTAGAGCCTAATTCATGCCTTATTTACAAAGCAATATTCCGCACTTCAAGTGTTGGGTGCGAAGAGAGTATACCCATAATCACGAACAATATCACGGTGATTACTTACATGCGATGGCAGTTGCGGTTACCACTGTTCCAGACAGATGTTTAAGTTTTCAGATGATTTTTACAGGGTGTGAGTCTGATTTTGACGACAGCCCAAATGTTCATGGTGGAGCTATGTGGGCTAGGATGCCAATTACAGCACTCGTTGCAGACACTCCACTAGACAAATGGCCGGAGCCTATGCCGGTGCATTTGGTGCAACCTTGGGATTGTAGCTCACACCATCACTCAGTAATAAAGTTTGACAGAACAAGCTCTAGTCCTTGGAAATGTAAGATAGACGGCAAGTTTTATACAGGGAAGTATTTGTTTACTGTGGATTATACAGAATCTGATATAGCCGATGATCCTGCCCAACATAAACAAAGTCATGTAATCGAACTAACAGACGCTGGTAAATGGACTGGAAATATAGTAGCATTACCTAATAACAGGGTTCGTGCAACTAGTCCTGCTTTGTGGGAAACTGGTGAAGGTGCTCCTGATTTTAAGCCTAGTCAGTGGATGCACAACGCAGAATGTGATAACAGTTATATGGATCCAAGTGTAACATTTGATAATTTGTATAAGGATTAGACATGGCAACCTCAAGCTCTACTAATTTTGAATTAGATGTCGCGGACTACATAGAAGAAGCCTTTGAAAGATGTGGTTTAGAAGTTAGAACTGGTTATGATATTAGAACTGCAAAAAGATCTATGAACTTGATGTTAGCTGAGTGGGCCAACAGAGGTTTAAATCAATGGACAATAGAGCAAAGAACACAAACTGTGACGGCCGATGATAAGGATTATTCTTTAGGCACGGACGTTATTGATATTCTATCGGCTGTAGTAAGAAGAAGCGGAACTGATTTTAGTTTAAGTAGAATTAGTAGAGATAGTTATTTAGCCATACCAAACAAATCCTCTACTGGTAGACCTACGCAGTTTTTTTTAGATAGACAAATAACACCAAACTTAAAAATATGGCCTGCACCAGAAAATAGCACAGATGTGATCGTTTATGACGCTTTAACAAGAATACAGGACGCAGACACAGCTGTTAACACACTAGAAGTGCCTTTCAGATTTTACCCCTGTCTAACAGCCGGATTAGCTTATTATTTGTCTATGAAGAAAAATCCACAATTAACACAAATGCTTAAAGCTATCTATGAAGAAGAGTTCGAAAGAGCTATGGGTGAAGATAGAGATAGATCAAGTTTTACAGTTACTCCTGAGTATCAGTATTTTAGGAGTAATTAATGGGTAGATTTGCTTCAGGTAAAAATTCATATGGTATTTCAGACCGGTCTGGTATGCGTTATAGATTAAGAGAAATGAAGCTTGAATGGAATGGATCTTTAGTAGGTCCTGATGAGTTTGAAAGAAAACATCCACAACTAGGACCCTTTAATGTTCCTACTGATGGTCAAGCTGTAAGAAACGCAAGACCAGATAGTCCTACAGTCCCTGTCGAATTTTTAGTTTTTACAACAAATCCAATCGATAAGCCTACATATGCAGATAGCCATATACCAAAAAAACTTGAAAGTTTTAAGGTTACAGGTAGTATTGGTGCAGTAACGGTGAGCGTAACATGAGTTTTACATTAGCAACACTTAAAACAGCAATTAAAGATTATCTTGAAAATCAAGAGACAACTTTTACTAATAACTTAGATAATTTTATAAAATCAGCAGAAGAACGTATTTTAAAAAGTGTTGATCTTGAGTTTTTCAGAAAAAATGTAACAGGCGCTATGACATCAAGCAATAAATTTTTAGCTGTTCCTTCAGACTATTTAGCTTCTTTCAGTTTATCAATAGAGGTGTCTAGCTCAAAAGTTTTTTTGCTTCAAAAAGATGTTAATTATATACAAGAGTTTACACCTAATGAATCTACAACAGGTCAACCTAGATTTTACGCACTATTTGACGTAAATAATTTTATCATAGCGCCAACACCTGATGCAAATTATACGGTTGAATTACACTATTACTATAGACCAGCCAGCTTAACAGCTGCCGGTGATTCAGGCACAACATGGTTGAGCACTAACGCACCAAACGCGATGTTGTTTGGTAGTTTGGTTGAGGGGTATACTTTTATGAAAGGCGAGCCGGACGTTTTGCAAAATTATAATGAAAAATTTATTGAAGCTTTGTCTAGAATTAAAGATTATGGTGAAGCTCGTGAAAACAGTGATGCCTACAGAAGAGGTTTACCAGAAAGACCAAGAACATGACCGAAATAGCTATAGTAGGGTTAGGTTCTAGTTATGCTGATTTTATTTCTGCAAGAGTAAATTCACATAAATTTGATGAGGTCTGGGGTATTAACTCAATAGGTGGTATTATTCATGTGGATAGAACAATAATGATGGACCCGGTGTCTAGGTTTTTAGATACAAAAAATGCAGGCACCCAAACAGGTATATCCAGAGAGTTCTTAAAAAATAATAAAAAACCTATATTTACATGTGAAATGGATAAAAGAGTAAAACATTTAGTTAAATATCCGTTAGAAGAAGTGGTTAATTATACTGGACTTTGTTACTTTAATAATACTGTTGCTTATGCGATTGCTTTAGCAATTTATGAAAAAGTAGAAAAAATCAACTTGTATGGCATAGATTATAGTTATATGCACAATTTACATATGGCAGAGGCAGGCAGAGCTTGTGCTGAATTTTGGTTAGCTACTGCGATACATAAAGGTATTAAAATAGAGGTTGCACATAAATCTGGTTTACTAGACACAAACGTTCCAGATGAGGAAAAATTATATGGTTATCATAGGCTTAAAGATCCTTTAGTTCAAACTGTAAATAAGGGAATACTTGAGGTGACTAAACAATCTGAGTTAAGTTCTCCTGAGCCTCAAGACAAAAAACCAATATTGTATGGAAGGCACGATCATGTTTGATTTAAACGTAACAGAAATTGGATCTGTTAGTGTAGCCACATCTGATAATGGAGGTTTATCAGATGAACAAATTGCACAGATAGTTTTGGATAAAATATGTATTGTATCTAATACTGCCCCAGAGCCAATAAGACAACAAGCATTTGCTTATAAAGAAAATATTAGAAAAATTCTTTTAGATTACGTTGCATTGGCAAAAAAAGAAGAACGTGCTAGTATTGTAAATATTCTAGAAAAGAATGGTGGTAATGATTTAGCAAATTTAATAAGGAGATTATAATGGCCATTACTCAAGCGATGTGCACATCTTTCAAAAAAGAGTTATTAGAAGGTGTTCATAATTTTAAAAACTCTGGAGGTAACACTTTTAAATTGGCATTATATGCCATAAGCAGTGGTGGTAAATCTTCTACAACTGCAACTTTAGGTGCAACAACGACTGCTTTTACTACAACGGGTGAAGTAACTTCAACTGGGAGTTATGCCACTGGAGGTGGTGATTTAACAAGAGTTGATCCGACAACTTCTGGAACTACTGCATTTACTGATTTTGCTGATATAAGTTTTACAACTGCTACAATTACGGCAAGAGGTGCTTTAATTTATAATGACTCTGCAAGTGGTAATCCAGCGGTGTGCGCTCTCGACTTTGGGGGTAATAAAACTTCAACCTCTGGTACGTTTACAATTCAATTTCCAACTGCAAATGCAAGTAATGCAATAATTAGGATAGCCTAATGACAAACATTACTGGCTGGGGGCGAGGGACTTGGGATGAAGGTCTTTGGGATAGTCCGCTTCCGGTAGAGGTTACTGGTGTTTCAGCGACTACTGGTTTAGGAACTGCCACACAAGCCTCTGTTTATTCAGTAAGTGGATTAGGAGGAACATCTGCTCTTGGTAATGAGAGTGTAGTGGGCTCTGCGTTAGTTGTTGAAACAGGACTTACTGGAACTACGGCGTTAGGTAATGAAAGTGTTGTAACTAGTGTAAGCATACAAACTACTGGAACTAATTTAGGAGCGACAGGTGTTTCTGGCGATGAGACAGTTAGTGCTTCTGCACTTGTAACTGAAACCGGCCTTGTAGGAACAATAGGTTTTGGTGATGAACAAGTAGTTGGAACTGCCTTAGTTACTCCTACGGGACTAGGCGCAACTGGCTCTATAGGCTCTACTGTAATAGAATCAAAATATGCAGTAACTGGTTTTGAATTGACAAGTGGGCTTGGAAATGAGAATGTATATCAAGATGTGGTGCCAAGTCAGACACCTAATTATGTAAGTGTAAGTGGTGCGACAACTGAGTATACTAATATAACACCAAGTCAAACAAAGACTTGGGTTGAAATAAATAAGGCGGCGTAGATGGCAAGTAGCTTTTCAAGTAATTTAGGCGTTGAAATCATGGCATCAGGCGAAAAGTCTGGTACATGGGGTGACATCACAAACTTTAATTTAAATATTGTAGACAGGTTAGTGTCATTAGGTGATTTGACTGCAAGTGATCTAACAACTGATTTGAGGATAAGAGCCGACTCACCAACTTCTGGGCAGAGTAATGTTCAGACAGGTATGTTTTCCGTAGTAAATGTAAAAGATAGTGGGTCTGATTTAGGTGGTAATAACGCGGTAAGCATTGTCCCAAATACTTCTTCAAGATTTTTTGTAATTAAAAATAGTCTAACTGGGTCAAGAAGTGCTATAATATCACAAGGTTCTGGGAGCACAGTTACAATAGCAAACGGTAAAACAGATATTGTTTTTTGTGATGGTGCTGGATCGGGAGCAGCAGTTACCAGTGTTGGTGACTCATTACAATTAGTAAATAACCCGGCACTTGCAGACGAAGCGACAAGTCTTGCAATTGCTTTAGGATAGGAGAAAAAAATGGCAGATGAAGCTATAGCAACCATACAGGTTAGTGTCTTGCCTGATGAGATAAGAAAAACTTTATCATCGACAATGACAGTTACACCTGCTGATGCTAATGATAAGTTTTATTACAAACTTACAAGTGTATCAAATTCAAGCACTGATTTAATTGCTGGTAATTATTTAGATTACACTGCGGTAGATGATGACACTGCACCAACTGCGGTTGCAACTGGTGATAAAGTTAAATTTTTATTTATTAAAAATGTTGATACTAATAGTAGAAGTATTTTTATTGTATTAGACGCAGGTACCGCAGCAAGTGATGCAGGAGACGGTATTACGATAGGACCTAATGAATTTTTCTGTGCAAGACTTCCTAATACTACGGTAGCTGATATACACGCTATATCCTCTGCTTCAACAGCAGAAGCAATAGTAGTTGCTCTATTAGATGATGTAGGTTAAGGAGGTGTAAATGGCTAATACTTTTAAAAACAAGGTATATAATGGCACCTCAAGCACATCTGCCAGTGCAGAGATGCTTGTATACACTGTACCTTCTGCAACAACAACAGTTGTCATAGGACTTACATTAGCCAACACAAGTTCAGCACAAATAAACGCAAGTATTAAACTTAATTCTACTGAAACGGTGTTTTTAGCAAAAGACATACCTATACCGGTTGGAAGTAGTTTTGAATTTATGGCTGGTAATAAAATAATTATGGAAACTGGGCATACATTGTCGGTTATTTCAAGCGGAGCTAATAGTTTAGATACAGTAGCGAGTATAATGGAGATAACATAAAATGCCCTATATAGGTAATACCTCAGCAGACAGATTTGTAGCAGCAAAAGCAGCCACGCAGTTTTCTGGTGACGGTTCTACTGTTGCATTTACTTTGGAACATTCAGTGGGGTCTGATGAAGACATACTTGTTTCTGTAGATGGTGTTGTACAAGAACCATCTGTAGCATATGCAGTAAGCAACGGAACAACACTTACATTCACTGCCGCACCATCAAGTAACTCAGGTAAT